TATCAAGGCCGCGGTCTTTGTTGCCCCGCCACAGTCGCCAACTCACGCGGTCCAGAAGTTCGCGGGCGAAGACCCGCCCGGCACCGCAGGGTATACCGGTTATGTCCCGAACGACAGGCCGGCACCACAAACCCAGGCGCCCGGTTGCGGCGTCCAGCATCCAACAACGGTCAGGCCCGAAACCAAGCGACCACCGCCCGGCGATGACTGACGCGATTTGCGCCATATAAGCAACGCTCATAAAATCGTCACTGCCAATGACCGTCACGGCGTCCACGTCGGTAAAGGTTTTCTTGACAAATTCAAGGCCGCATTGCCACTTGACCGAAACCGGCCGGTTTTCCTGCGTGCGCCACCGCACCGCCAGGCTATCGCAGACCGGACCCATCACAGGTTCGTCTTCCGGCGACATAACCGCGGCCAACTGAAAATCACACCCGCCGGCTTCGCGCAGGCCCGCCGCGACGCCGGTATGATGCTTCAGCATTAACTCGGCGACGGTATGCCGCCCGTGAATACACGTCAAAAGCACTATCTGCATCTTGCAGTTCCCTTGTCTAGTCGCGTTTCTTCAGGTACAGGCGCATGTCGCGTTTCCTGTACCCCGTAGTGATATGCACCACCGAATACGCCACGGAATCAACCGTAACGGTGTACGCGGTGTCAACGCCTGTGCGATAGCGTATGACAACTTCAAGCGTCGCCTCAGCAAGAATCGCGTTGCCGGCTACCTTGTCAGCAACCCTGGAGTCAAAGACCGCCGCCCACACTTCAACAGGCGTACCGCCCGCGGCGGTGGGTTGACCCCAGGCGTCAACATCATCGCCAGGCGGTGTAAGCGTAATTCGCGTGTTCAATCGTCCGGGGCGCATGATCGGTCAAATTTCCTCAGCCAGTTGCGCAAGTATTCGCCGCACGCCCATAGGCACTTCAGCGACTATCGTACCGACAACAACCGGTTCAGGGTGTTCCATCCAGTGCGTTGCGAGACCGAAGCACGCGACTTTTGCCAAGTCCATATCTTCGGTAAGCGTAAGGCCGGTTGTGGCCGCAACGTATTCTTCCGCCGCGGTCAACGCAAGTGTCGCCGCGGCGTTCAAGTCGCTGCCGTCAATCCGTGCCCAAATTTTGAATTCGTCAAGATCGAATACCATCGCTGCACCTTGTCACTTGCGGAAGGGACGATACCGGCGGTCGCTAATTACTCCGCGGCCATTTCAGCAACGGCGGCGGTAAGCGCGTCACGCTGTGCAACCAGACCAACCCGTTTTTCCTGCAACCGCGCCTTTGCCGTGGCGGTGACACCCTCGGCGGTCAGTGCGTTGCGGCGTGCCTTCAGACCCTCTATACGGTCGTCTATCCGCTTCTGTGCGGCGGCCAGATGTTCGGCGTCGCTCTTGGCAAGGTTCGCGTCTATGGCGTCGATAATCGCCCCGACGTTGGCTAGTCGCTTGACCACAGCGTCCGCGTTTTGGACACCAGCGATGTTGCCGTCAACCTTGATAACCAGGACCTTTTCGCCCGACAGGTCTTCCACGGATTCCGTTACTACTCGTTTTTTGCGTTCCGCCATTTTCTCGTTTCCTTTTGTCCGGGTTTTGTGTTGCACCGCCCGCGTTCGGACGGTTGTTTTTTAGCGTTTAGGGTGCGGCGGTGGTTTCGACCTTCAGACGGTTGCTTCCGTCGAATTGCAATACGTCGGTCACGGCTTTGATCGCCGCAATGTCCGTGCTGATCGCATCAAGCTGTGACGTCACCAGCCGCATTTTCGCGCTCAGCGACCCCTCGCTACCGGCTGTCGCGGCGGCGGAATTTTCGCCGCCGACGCGAGATGATATCTGCATAGCGTAAGATCGCGTCGCGTCGGTATCCCCGGCAATGTCCGACAGGTGGTCAACCGCACTGGTTGTGCCGTCGTACAAGAGTTCGGCCACGGATTCCATAGCGGTGGAGTTGTACAGCAGATCCGCCACGCCCTTGGACGCACCGGACGAATACAGATAGTCCAAGTCGGCAAGTTCGCTAACGACATCGTACACCAAGTCCGCAACGCTCTTGGACGCACCGGACGAATACAGGTAGGACAAGTTGCCAAGTTCGCTAACGACATCGTACACCAAGTCCGCAACGCCCTTGGACGCACCGGACGAATACAGATAGCCCAAGTTGCCGTCAATCGCGGCCAGGTGGTCAACCGCACTGAACGAACCATCGTGCAAGAGTTCGGCCACGGATTCGCTGGCGGTGGAGTTGTACAGCATTTCCGCCACGGATTTGCCCGCGGTCGAATCGTACATCAGGTCCGCCACACCCGCCAGTGCGTTGGACGAATACAGATACCCGGTGTCGGCGGAAATGTCGGACAAGTTGGCCGCACTTGTCGATATGCTGGCCAGGTGGTCAACCGCACTGGTTGACCCGTCGTACAAGAGTTCGGCCACGGATTCGCCGGCACCGGCGGAATACATCAGGTCCGCAAGCCCCGCGGTTGCCGTATCGTTGTACGTCGTGGCGTACAGATCGGCAAGCGTCTTCGGCGTTCCACTGCCGGCAATACCGTCAAGAATCGCGTCAACGTCCACTTCGGCCAGATCAACAGACACAAGCGCAGAGCCGATATCAACACCCACCTTTTGATTGCTCACCGTGCCGGCAAGGGTGGCAAGGTTGCCGTCTTCGGTGGCCGGGTTGATTTCGTCCCCGTCACTGTTAATCAAGGCACGGTAGACTACCTTGACATTGTTCGCCAATGTTTTCAGCACGCTTGTAATCATGGTTCTTTGTCCAAATCGCCGGTTGCCGCGCCGTTAAGGCAAGGCAGGCGGGCGGCAAGGAACCAACCGCCCGCCCTAGCCTTACCGGCTGGAGTTTTTTTTGAAATTGAAACAGGTTTAAGAAGTCTGGATATCCAGAATCTTCCAGGCCCGGCAATCGGTATTGCCCCAGGCATACCGGGCGGCGTAGTACGGCTTGTAGTCGCCGCCGGACCGCTCGATATTCGACAGCACGGATTTTTCCCGCTCGATAACGGCGCTTCCGCGTTTCGGATTGCCGAAGATGAGCCGATCATCAGTAACGTTTTCGTCAACAATGAACGGGTAGCCCTTCAGCGTCGGCGGCGTGCCTTCCTTCAGGCTGTCGGTCCACATTGAACGGCCGTTGCTGTCCTTGATATCGTCGAGCGTGGCGGCCATGTTGGCGTTCGCGGTGAAAACTGCGCCGCGGCGGTACTTGACCGGCAGTTCGGAGATAACGTCGTTAAGATCGTCATTGTCGATAACGTCAACAACGTCGGTCTCGATGATCGCCACTTCGTTGTACTGATCGGTGATAGACGCCTTGGCGACGCCGGCGGCCTCGATTGCGTCAACGACCCCGGCGTTGACCTTCTCGATGGTGCCTTCAGCATGTGCAACCTGTTCGTCAACGAACATCTGCGCGCCGACATCTTCCACGTCTTCGCGCTCAACCGTCGGCTGATACTCGACAGTCTTGACGGTGAAAATTACCTTCTTTCGGCTGCCCGACGCCCCGGCGGCTTCTCCCTTGATGTTGACCGCCCCGGCAACGGGATACGAATATCGCGGCTTGTCGCTGTTGGTCGGGCGGCGAAATACCCTGTCCATCAGCGGGTAGTTGCCGCGCAACAGATCGTCAAAGAAAACGTCCTGTTGCTTCAGGTCGCTATCCAGCGACTTCAACTCCACGTCTTCACCGGCGCGAACCGCGGCGTCAAGAGCATCAAAACTCTTGGTTTCATTCTTGGCTTTCGGTTCGGAGTTCGCGGCCTGTTCGTTGATCGTCCGCTCTATTCCGTCCATGCGGGCGGTAAGGGCGGTCTTCATTTCGTCCAGGGATTTCTTTTCGTCTTCACTCTCCGCTTCGGCGCGAAGCGCGGTGACATCGGCGGTGAGCGACTTTACGGTCTCGTCAAGGCTTTTGACTTCAACGCCGACTTCGGCCAGGGTATCGACCTTCGCGCATACGGCGGTTACCTGCTCTTGCAGTTGATTCAACAGTTCTTCCATAGTCATTGGTCTTTGCTCCCATTGGTCCGCTTCAAGCGGTCCAGTATGTTCTGTGCGATTTCCAGGGCGGCCGGGTTGTCTTCGCTTTTTTTGCCTGTTGCTTCCCGCAAGGCATTTGCGTAACCGCCGGCAAGTATCGCCTTGGCGGTCCCGCGTGAGAATCCTGCATCCCGCAGGATTCCTTCCGTCGCCCGTATAGATGGAACGGCGAAACGCTCGCCGTCTTCTGATTTCACTTCGATCATTGCCGCTTGATCGTTTACCGGTTTCAGCGTTACGGTGATATCGTCGGTAAGGTCCACTTTCGCCAGGTACCGCACGCCGTCTTTCACTTCGAAGTCAACGGCGTGAAACCCGAAAGACAACCCCACGTTCGGCATTGCTTCGCAGATTTCGGCGTAAACGTCCGCGACGTCTTCGCGGTCGATCCAGAAACGCCCCTTGACAAACAACCCGTGTTCGTCTTCATACAGTTCGGTCACGTGCCCCACGCCGTACCAGTGCTGCCAGTAGACCCGCGGCCAGGTGCCCCGCGACTTCCACCGCTCCAGGGTTTCGGCAAAGCACCCTTCGAGGCAGACATCTTTCAGTTCGTCAACGTTGCCGAACGCCGCGGCGTACCCGGTGAACTCGCCGGTTTCAGCGTCAAAGGATTTTACCTCGAAGTCGATACGCATGTAGTCATGCGTTGCGGTCGATTTCGGTTTGGTCTTTGTCTTCATTCCGCTTACCCTTCGATCTTGCCCGCTTCAATCGCCTTGCGGTCTTCGGCGCTCATGACGTTGGGGTTTATGAATTCGTCGCCGCCGTCATACGGCGGCAGATTCTCCATGCGCCGGCACTCGTTGGGATTCATAATCCGCGATTGAATTGCCATTTGGTACGCCGTCATGCGCGTTTGAATATCCGCTTGCAGCAGCGCCGCGGTGTTGTGCTCCGCGTACAAATCGCCGTCCGGCAACAGTTGCTTGTTGACAGCGCCCGATATCCGCACAAGCCAAGGCCGCACGGTATCGGTATAGTACGCCCGGCGTGCCTCCAGTGTCGGCGGCGTGTCGCCGTACAATCGCCACACGGGCACACGCCAAAGGCTGGCAATCTGTTTGTCTACGCGGTCACAGGCACCCAGGGCTTGTGACTTCTCAGGATCAACGCCTATTGGTTTCCAATCCGTACCGTGCGAATAGGCCGCAACCTTGTGAACGTTCGCACCGCCGTATTTTTCTTCGAAGACCTCCGCGGCGGTCTTGGCGTTTTCTTCGAAGTTCTTTTTTGCGCCCGTTGGCAGAATGAGTATGCCCGCCGGCACGCCGCCATTGGCAAAGAATTTCGCACCATACCGGTACAGGGCTTTCGCCAGTGAAAGCGTTTGCCGGTGCGTGTCGGTAAACTCCCGGCCGCTGTAACCGTCGGCGCTCGGCCCGTGAACGTGGAATATGTCAACGTGCTTGTACGGCGTTTCAACGGTGTCGATCTTGCGGGTGTAACGCTTGCGGCCGGCAATAACCTCAACGGTAAATTCGCCCGGGTTCTCAAATGGGTACAGCGCATCAAACTGTTTGTTCACCCGCCCGATTCGTGCGTAGTAATCGCCGAACGTAAGCAGATGCACCATTAACTGTTCCTGCCAATCCTGCAACGTCTGGTATTCGTTCGGCCCGTTCTTGAACCGCTTGTATGCCGTCGTGTCCGCCGCCTTTTGACGCTTGTCGTTCGCTCCACGACGGTATACCGGTAGCGGTATCTGCCCCACGTCCTGCACAAGCGCGTTGATGCACGCGAAGACCGCTCCGATTTCAAGCGCGGTTTCACGGTCAACGATCACCCCGGCGTCAACGTCGGCGCCCAGGTAGATAATCCCGCCAAAGGCTTGCAGATCGGCGGCCAGGTCTTTCTTTTTCCGGCGATTAAAAAACCACATGCGCTATCCTATCCGCAATCAAATGGTTCAGGCGTTTCGGCGAACATCGACAGGTACAGGCCGTTGACCGCACCGATTACGCCGTCAATTCGCTTGTGCTTGGCTTGCGGCTTTACCGCCCGGATTTTTCCGTTGTTGTCGGTCCGCTTCTCCACATTCTCGATACACCAACTCATAACCGGGTTGCCGGCGTGAACTGCATCTTTCGTTTCAAGCAGCCGTTCAAATTCAAGGCACGGTTCAGATATCAACCACCCCTGTTTGACCGCCACGCAGTCAAACCCGCCGTTGTCTTCAAGGTCTTTGGCAAGGCCGGACGCCTTGTACGGGTCAAACCCGATCTGTTGAACTTCGTGGTTTTCGGCCAGAGCTTCAATCCAGCTTCGCACCGACTCGTAATCAATCGCCGCGCCGTCGGTGAGCGTCATGTGCCCGGCGGCGGCGGCGGCCAGGTAATCCATTTCGCGTTCGCATCGCTTTTCAATGCCGATTTTCGGCAACCAGAAGTGCGGCCAGAAAAACACCCGGCCGCTGTCTTCACCGTCTTCGTCTTCAAGCGGAAACACCGCGACGGCGGCGGTAAGGTCAAGCCGGCTTGACAGGTCAACGCCAACAAAGCACCTGCGCCCCTGCAACTGGCGGCGGTCAAAACCGACGGCGCAGCACGCAAGCCACTTGTTCACGTCCAGCCACGCCGTTGCACGCTTCACCCATATATTCAGGCGGTAGCGTAAAAACGGTTCATACTCATACTCGTTTGTTTGGGCGCCGGCGTAATCGTCCACAAGTTGCCCGACTTCGAGCAGTTCACCAACCGCCGGGTTAGCGGCGGCTAGATCGTCGGTGGTGTACTTTTCGCCCTCCGGTTTGGCTTCCGCTTCATACACACACGCCAGCGTATGGAGATCGACGATTTCACCGGCTATGATCTGTTTCGCGGTCTTGTAGATTTTGAACGGCAACGATTGCCGATCATCGCCGGCGGTTGATATCGTTGCGGTGAACGGTTCTTTCCGTCCGCTGCCGGCGTACCTCAACGCCGCGTAGAGTTTCGGCCGTATGCCAAGCACGGCGTGGATTTCATCAAGGCAGACGAATGAACCCTTGCGGCCCTCCGCACCCTTGGCGCTGGCGGCAAGCGTCTTGAACTCACCGGAATTCACCGGTGAGCGTATCAAGTGGCGGTGGTCTACGTGCTCAATTACACGCCGCCACTTGGTAGCCCTTGTCAGTGCCTTTGCTTCTTCGTACAAGTCACCGGCCAGGTCGCCGGTTGTACTGGTGACATAACACCCCGGCCGCGGCGCCCCATCGGCCAGGAGAAAATACAACGCCAGGAACGCAAGCCAACTTGTCTTGCCGTTCTTTTTCGGTATCCAGATATTAAGGCGTGTGAACCGCCGCCGGCCGTTCGGTCTGCGCCAACCAAACAGGCGGCGGGTTTCGTGCAGTTGCCAACGTAATAGATGGTACTGTTCATCCGCGTTCATTGGATTGCGGAGTGTGTCGGCAAACCTTAATACGTGGTCCACGTTTGCTTGCCGCCAGAAGTACCCGGCGTCCAGTGCCCGGCGGTCCGACTCGGTGACAACGAATTCCGCGGGCGGCTTTTCCGTGGCCATTGCGTCACCCTGTCGGCGGACCGGTCATTAGCTTCAACAGTTCGCCGATTCCATCGGCCGGCACCGCCTTCAATTTCGCATCGGCAAGCGGAGTCAAACCGAACGCTGAACCGTAGCGATTGATCGTATTGATATGCCCGGCCTTTATGTCCAAAAGCGGGTTGCGATACGTCGTGCCTTTTCTCGGGTTCACAAGCAGCGGCGGGGTGTCGGGGTCTTGCAGCAATTCGCATGTCTCGTAAAACCCAACGATCGCTTCAACCAGGACGCCGAAAGGCGACGCGTATTCGTCGCGCCACTTGCCCGCAGCGTCAAGGTGTGCTTTCAGAGTGTCCCAAACGTCACTTGCCTTTGGATTGCTTGCTATCAGTTCCGGCTTCATTTTTCGTCGCCTTTGGCCGGGATAACTTGGTGCGTTTGTACGTGCCGTCCGCTTGGCGTTCCAGCTTCGCGGCGAAGCGCGATACATCGACGATCACACAAGACAAACCCATTGCCTTATACGCCGCGTTCTGTGCGGCAATTTCATCGGGTGTCATTTCAACGGTTTCATAGACCGTTGCCGGCGGTGCCATTGCCTTGTCATTTTCGGGCATAATTCAATGTGCTCCAATGTATAGGGGTGCCCCCTAAATCTGTTCACGCTGAAAAAAAGGTGGGGCTTGGAATAACAGCGAAACCTGAAAATGCCTTACCCCTACCCCCCGTTTGAAATTTTTATTGCGCTTTGTCTCCGTGCATCGCGTGACAACATCTGCAACAACTCCGCAAGTTGTCCGGATCGTAAGCCCGCTCCGGATCGTCCAGGCGTGGCGTGATATGGTCAACCATATCGGCCAGGCGTCCGCACCAACAGCACAGCGGTTCGCGCCCGAGTTGTTCGGCTTGCACTCGCCGCCACCTCCGCGACGAATAGAACCGTGCCCGCTCTTGCCTCGCCGCTTTTGCCGCCGGCGTTTCGGTTTGCGTTCGTTTCAGCGGCGGTAACGACCGGCCGACGTTCGGCGTAAACGTTCTCAGGCGTTTGCCGTTCGCCGTCCGGCCGCTGCCGCCCCGACTGCGCCCGCTCCCGTGGTTTTTTTCGTTCACGCGACACCCGGTAACAGTTCGCGCACCGCCGCGCGACTTCCGCGGCCGTATGGTCTCGGCATGGAAAAACCCCTTGCCGCCAGTGTCCGCTTTGCTTGCCGTAGCACGTCCCGCACCGTTGACGGCGACACCCGCCACCAACCGGCAACAGTTGCAAGCGTGTGCCCGTCACTGTATACGGCCGCGATTACTTCCATTTGCCGCGGAGTCAGCCCCAGATCGTCAATGCTCACGGTATCCACCATTTTTACTATCGCCCTCTATAATATGCGCCAGAATAGGCAGTTTTTTCTCACAATCGTTCACAATCGTTCATGTTTTCGCCGGGGCGTTTTTCGTAACTCCATACGCCGCACGCCGATAAAATTTTTTTTCACAAAATCAGATTTTTCTATGCGCCCGGCTTGACGTTTCCCGGCTTCACAGAATCGCCCGTTCGGCCGCTCTCATGCTCTCGATTTCCGCTTCGGTCATACGCGCCAGCACGGCGGCAATCGGTTGTGCGTGCGGCGTATCCAGCAGATCGACGCCCGCCCGAGGCGTATGCCGTGCCCGCAGTATGTGATGTGTCGTGCAGATATAATACGCTTCGGCCTGCTCGTACCAGTGGGGCACGCACGCCGCCAGGCGACACGCGAAGCACAACGCAACGTCGCTGTTCGGGTCTTCAAATTTTCCGCCACACCCGCGGCAACGCTTCATTTGCCACCCCCGCTTTTCGGTTTCGGGTCTGCGTCCAGACACCGGCGGGGCGCGTCAACGCTGCCTTGAATTCGCATACCACGCGCCCGGCACCACGCATCGGTTCTTGACCACGCACCAACGCGGCTGTCACCGGTCGGTTTCCACTCCCATTCGAAGTACACGTTGAAGCACTGGCGGCACGTGATCGGCGGAGCGTCTTCCAGCGTCGCCCAGGGCGGCCCGCCGGCACTCGCCGCGGGTGTCGGCGGCGGTCCGCTGTCGGCCGTCGCCCCAGGCGTCTTGAAGTCATACAAGCCCATTGTTCAGCACTTCAGACCGGTACCGCAAGCAGTACCGCACAAGTACCGCGACAAACGCGGCGTAAAGATGGAAAGAAAACGATAAAACGCGAAGAAAACACAGTAGTACCGCGAGTACCGCGGTACTTTGAAAATATCGCACACACGCGCACACACACGCACGCCCGCACATGCGCGATAAGTTGGCGAAAGTCGCGGTACTCGCGGTACTACCCCGTGTAAGGCTGTAATACCGCTACAGTTAAGTGGTACCGCGATACGCGGTACTACCGCGGTACTACCGCGGTACTTGGGGCGAACGAACAGGCGGTCGCGGGCGGTCATTCGCCGCCCCCTTCCAGCAACACGCCGTTGGCTTTCAGGGCAATGCCGATATAGGACCGCCCGTATTTCTGATTGCGAGACATCTTCAGCGACGGCCTTGCGCTTTTGAGCTGGCGCCCGAACTCCTGGACGGTGCCCGCGAACTTGCCCCGCCCGCCGGCCTCGCACCACGCCACCCACGCATCGTACAGATTCGATACGAGCACCTTTTCGCCGGGGTCTTCGATGCAACATTCGCGCACGAACGCCGACACCGGCGATAGAAGATCAATGAGCAAATCTGCGCTGTCCTGCGAACTTTCAGGCACAACGAACCGTCCCCGTTCGTGTAACCGCGTCCAACCCTGAAGCGCCCATAGCAGTATGCCCGGCAGTTCGCCAAGCAGCCGCCGTGTCAGTTGCGGGTCTTCACGCCCGTAAAACGACTCGGTGAGCGTTACAATCAAAAACCGGCCCGCCAGGGCGCCCGCGGCGTCTCGCAGTCTCGGCAATTCGTTCGTCAGGAACATGAACCGCGTCGGCAACTTCACCGTCACCGAGTCAACGTGCTTGCGGTCAATAGTGATCGTGTCTTCGCCTGAAATGCACAACAGGCGTTCAACAACGGTCTGCATGTCAGGCCCGGCAAATCGCGCGTCCGACACAAGGGCAAGCGATTTGCCCAGCAGCGGGGCAAGACCGAACGCACCGGCCAGGCTGCCGGTTGTCGGACCGGCGACGTTGCCGCGCCCGATCAACTCGGCCAGGACCCGCCCTATCGTCCCCTTGCCGCTCCGCTTCGGCCCGACCATCAAGAGCATTTTCTGTTGCGAAGTGTCCGCCGTCAGACAGTACCCAAACCACTCCTGTAACAGTTCAACCGCCCCGCTGTCTTGCGGCCAGAGTTGGCGCAGGAACGCAAGCCACGCCGACGGCGGTTGTGCTCCGGGATCGTAATCGAAGTCGAGAGCGTTGAACGCGAACAGGTCCGGAGTAGGCCGCGTAACCGCCCCGGTCGGTATGTGAAGGTTGCTGTTGCGGCACAAGAGCATTTCCCGCGGGTCTTGTGCCCCGTCGCCGGACACCCAAAACGGCACTTCGCGAGAAGCGTTCAGATGCACCGCGGCGCGTATCGTTTCAAGCGCGGCGGTGACGGTTGAAGGGTTGCAATCAAACGGCACGAGTTTGTACTTGCCGTCTTGATATACCCGCCGCTTTGCCGCGTGCAGCCACGGCAACAGGCGGTGCCGGACAGCCCCGTCTTCAGCTTCAACGTAACGGTTGTTTTTCCACTTGAACAGACCGCCGGCGTAACTGTGAATCATGCGCCCGCCGGTGCGCTTGTGCGTCGCGTGCTCCCGTATGAACGCCCGCGCCGTCGGCAACGTGCGCTTGGGAGAAAGCACCAACGCCTGCGTTTCAGGATCACGGTGCCCCAACTTCACAACGCCGTTTTCGTCCACCGCCCCGCCGTCTTCCGTATCGTCCGGTGGCGGTACCGCGGTAGTGCCGCGACTCTGGCCGGGGGCAGGCGGCGGCGGCGTCCGCGGCGATTGCTTGCCAGATGCGATTCCGCTTGCAATCGTCGCGGCCGCTTCGGTCTTCGTAAGCCCCACACCCAGGGCGGCGCCCATAAGGCCGCTGGTTGCCTCCTGCTCGCCCAGAACGCCCCCGCCGACCAATTGACCCAACGAAAACGCCGCGGCGTTCAGCGTGTGATTTCGCGTGCCCTCCGCGGCCTGTGACACGTTGGCAAGTTCGGCCGCAACTGCGGCCTTGACATACGCACTTGCACCCGGCGGTTCGCATGTGGTCTTGCCCCGTCCGGTCTTGCCCGGTTGTGTCCCTGTCGGCGGTCCCGGTGTGTCACTGGCCAGTAGAGAGAGGATGTGCGGCGGCAATTCGGCAAGCGCCACTTCCCACGGTGCGTGACCGGGCATCCACGTGTATAGATTGCCATTGTCCGGGTGCCTTGACCCCGGAAAGACCACTTGCCCACCGTCGCCGCGGGTGTCAACCGCCGCGGCCAGACGCCCGGACGTATTGCCCAACGCCACCCCCTCCGGCAACTGAAAGTACAAGTGCCAACCGCCGCTTCCGGTCTTCGCCGTGATCGTCTTGGGCAACCGCAACCCGCGGACGGTGGCAACGTCGTATTCGCCCTTGTCAACGTCCAGGTCAACGACCAGCAGACCGCCGGACGCTTCACCGGTGCGCAGGCCGATATTGCCGCGCGCCGCCCACCGCAAGGCTTGTTCGCGCGTTTCGTGCGGCGCCTTTTGCCAACCCTTGTTAATCGGTATCTTGCCGTTTAGCGGCGTGAAACTCCACGGCAGATCCGGGCACGATTCAAACAGTTTTTTTAGGTGGTCACTCATTTTGCACCTTTGGCAACTGGCCGCGGCGGTAACATCGTGTGGCAAGTCATACAGTAAAATTCACTCTCCGAATGGATACGTTGACCAAGGCGGATTTGGCGGCAATGGCCACAGTACCGGCGAACCATACCGCTGCATGGTTCACCGTCCGGAATTAGCCCTTGAATGGTCTTGCGGTCACTCATATTGGATTGCTCCCGATTTGGCACGGCGTAACGGTTTGCCTACAAGGTCCACGTGTTGACTTGGCGTACCCCGCTTGCATACCACTACCCGGCGGACGCCCAGGCTTGCGGCGGTGCGTGCCAGGCGGGCGGCGTCTTGGTCAAACAGGTGCGCGAACTCTGTACAGTCCCGAAAGCATTTAGGCCCGCCGTAACCCCGTGCCCACTGTCCTGTCATCATGTGGAGTGCCTGCCCGCCGTCGGCGGCATACTGCCGTGCTTCGTCAATCTTCATTGTCGGAAATTGCTTCATGCCTTTGCCTTTTCGTATCGCGTGATTAAACGCCCAAGGTACTCCGCGACTTGCGGCACTACGGCGTTTCCGAGTGCTGTAACTCGGTCCACGTAATCGGGAATCCCATGATTTGTTCCAATGCCAATGGGTTCGGTAACGGTAAACCGGTAAGGCGTGTCACCCACTCTGGGAAGTTGCTCCGGTAAGGCGCACGAAAACACCCGCCCCGGTAGTCGGACGCTTTTGGCGTAGGCAATAATGAATACTCTTTTTCGTCGGTGTGCCGCGCCAAAGCGGCTTGCTCGGAGCACGTCCCATTCCGCATCATACCCGCACTTGGCCAGCGTCCCGAGTACTTCGCCCATCCCTCGAATAAGCAACGCTTCGACGTTCTCCAGCAAAAGGAATCGCGGTCGAACTTTAGCGGCCAATCGCATAAAGTTAAAAAACAATCCGCTTCTTTCCCCGCGGATTCCGGCCTGTTTTCCGGCGCTGCTAACGTCTTGGCACGGGAACCCTCCGCACCACAATTCGGCGTCTGGTATTTCATCCGGTCGCAACTCCATAATGTCGCCGAACCGCGGAACGTTCGGCCAGTGTTTCGCTAGAACCCGCAACGCGAACGGGTCTATTTCGCATTGCCCAACACAGGTGTGCCCGGCACGTTCAAGCCCCAAGTCAAAACCGCCAATGCCCGCAAAAAAGCTAATGAAGTCCACTACCCCGCACCCCCAAGCATTGCGAACCCTTCGGCCAGGCGCACGGCGTATGTCCGCGGAACTTCGTATACGAGATTGTTGTCAAACGCCGTTTCTATCGGTCTGGCGTTCGGGTTGCCCGGACGGTCAACCGCGTCGGCTTGCGGCGTTCCGGGCTGGCGGTTGTAACGACCGCAAAAACAATCCATACACACCGTCCGCCCGGCTGATGAACTGAACTCCGCGCCGCATGATGAACATCGCTTCAAATTGCCGCTTGTCATTACATCATCCTTTCGTTTACTAAGGGCAAGGGCTGAATAACCACCCACCCCACGCAAGGCAGGTTTGTAAAACGCCATTGTTCCGACTTGGCGGCGTGCTTCTGTGCCGTCCACTGGCGTTTGTGTTTTGATATCACCACGCACGGCACAGGCGGTTGCCCGATCTTGACCACATCGCCAACCGCCACACCATGCAGGCGGCGTTTGTCTTTGGTCTGCGTTGCCATGCTTCACCCTGGTTCACGCCGAAAGCGACCGCCAATCCGTTTCAGACCAGTCATGCAACGGGTGAAACGATTGCTCACAACGCCGCACGTTATGCTCTCGGAGAATCGCCAGACCTTCACAAAGTACCATATCATCAGAATCGCTCACGCTTCACCGCCTTCAAGTTGCGCGACGTTCAACGCCGCCAGTTCCTTGATCTTTTCACCTACCTTGGAAGCGGCCAGGTAATCGGCCATTGACACGACCTCGTACACCACCTTGCCGAATTCGTCCCATTGCGAACAGTTGACCGGTGCGCCCTCAGACCATTGCCCCATGTGCCACGCGACCGCGTCGCTGATACGCCCAAAACTCTTGCGGCCGATAAGCGGTATTACACCCGCCCACGCTTCCCACATCGCCCAGGCCGCCCAGTGCCCGTGACAGTTCACCGCTCTACCGTCTGTGTTGGCACCCTCCACACCAGCCGGCTTTTCAAACTTGCAGATATCGTGCAAGAGCACCGCCGCGATAATTTCCTGTTGCTGTTCGCCCAGGACATCGCCGCGAAGTTGAAAAAGGCGGTGCGCCCACCACACCGCAAGTTTGGTGTGCTTGACCAGACCGCCGACAGATCGGCACGCCCACGGGTGATTCTTTCCGCCCATCGCCGCCGGCACGTACCAGAACCACGGCCGGCAGATCATTTCAAACGATTCGGCGACAAACCGGCGGTAAGAATCGTCAAGCGGCGATAGTTCGTCTTCGAAGACAGACAGACAACGTGTGTGAGAATTGCAACTTCCCTGTTCATTTTCCATCTTGCCCATACGGTGTACTCCATTACACAGGCCGGTATTCAGTTATCAGCTATCAGCTATCGCGTCTATCGCCCGGTCGTAATTGTTCGCCAGTCGCGAGAGTTGTTCCTTGTGTTCGTCTTCGGTGGCAATCTCCGCTTCCCACGCTTCGCGGTCGCGGTAGTCCTGGTCTTCCCACAAGTCGCGGCAATACCATCCGGCGGCATCGCGCACGATATCGGCCGGAAAATCCCAATGGTCCCGCCCGCGGACGCTCCGCGTGCGATCTTCAATTGCGCCCCAGTCAATCAGACCGGCAAGGCGGGCATTACTGATAAGTTCCCCGAGTCGCTTGTATGATTTCTGCGAGTTTTCGATCAGGCCGCGCGCGACGAACTGATAATACAACTGGCGGAGTGTGAGAGAAAATCCGAGTTCGGCAAATTCAGATATGATTTCGTTGGCTTCAACAATCCGCGACTCGGACGCCGCGTTAAACCGCTTTGCAACGTATTCAACCTTTGGCATGTTTCGCAATCCTTTGCTGTGCCGTCTTCGGTTGTTGTGTTACCCGGTCTTGACCGGTGGGGTCTTGACCGGTTTTGCCGTCCGCTCTGGCGAGTCGGTCAACCGGCGGTCTGGCGAGTCGCAAAGCGGATAGCACCACTCCGCCGCACAAGCAAACAGCACGGCACCGGTCTTGGTCGTGCGCAGCAACGCGAACGTTTGCAGCACGTCGCTTTTGTGGAAGATTCTAGCGGCGTATGTGCGGCCACAGATGAACGCCCGGACCCTATCACCGACCTTGGCGGCGTTGAAATCTTCAAGTGTCATACTGGAATCCCCTTCACACGCCGCACGCTGTCTATGTCGCCCCGCTCGTAGAATTCGGGCCCGATAAAGGCATACGCGGCGTCGCGTGCTTCCGTGCGTGTTGCCGGACGTGGCAACCAAAACAAGAATTCCGCACCGCTAAACACAATCGCACAATACCAAGCACCCGCAACCAGACCGGAATATGGATTCGCCGCAAGCGGTTCAAAGGCAATCATGCTGTCACCCCCGCCCGGCGAGTCGGACCCATCGGGCGGACATCGCCAACCCGCCGACGCGAACACGAACACGCACGCCGCCATATCTCGCGTGCGTCACCACTGGCCAGGTGGAACCGCAACAGGAACTTTCGAGCCTTCACGTTCTTGGCCATAACCTTGGCCACGTGTTCACTGTTACTTATACTCGCCAACACCTTTTCGCCAATTCCGGTTCTATGAAATTCTCGTGCGGTCATGCTGTCGTTACCTCTGTGGGAAAGTAACCGCGGACGGGCGGCCCACACCGCCCGTCCGCGTACTCGAAAGGAGACCGGCGGCGCCGCGATCGGCGCCGCCTATCACTTTTTCCGCACATGGCGGATAAGCTCGGAACATCCAAAAAGTCCGGGCAAGGGCGGCGGAGGGGGACCGCCCGCCCGGTGCAGTAGCGGCCGGAGGGAATGCCGCCACGGTCTGTTGAACTTGGGATTGCCGCCCAGGTGGTGCGGCGACGGCGGACAACAAGCCCGCCTTTGTCGGTGCGTCTTTCGTTGGTCGTTTTTTTT